TTTTCTTTACTTTCATCTTATATTTAATTTTTTTAAAAATCTACGTCACCAAATGCCGAATCTAAATCTTCGGAACCGTTGTTATTTACTCCCATCTTTTGATATTCTGCAACTCGTTTTTCAAAGAAATTTGTTTTTCCTTGTATTGCAATATTCTCCATGAAATCAAATGGATTTGTAGAATTGTACACTTTTGAACATCCTAATGCCGTTAATAATCTATCTGTTACAAACTCAAGATATTGGGCCATTAATTCTGAATTCATACCAATTAATCTAACAGGTAACGCTTCAAGAATAAATTCTTTTTCAATTTCCAAAGCTCCACAGATAATCTCTCTAATTTTCTTTTCACTTAATTTATTATCAATATGGTTATTATATAGGTGACAAGCAAAATCACAATGCATTCCCTCGTCTCTTGAGATTAGTTCATTTGAGAATGTTAACCCTGGCATTAAACCTCTTTTCTTCAACCAAAATATTGAACAGAATGATCCTGAAAAGAAAATACCCTCAACCGCAGCAAATGCAATTAGTCTCTCAACAAAAGATTCTGAACTAATCCATTTCACAGCCCATTCTGCTTTCTTTTGAATTGCAGGAATTGTATCTATTGCGTGAAATAAATGTAATTGTTCTTCTTTGTCTTTAATATATGAATCAATCAATAATGAGTATGTCTCACTATGAATATTTTCCATCATAATTTGAAAACCGTAAAACATTTTAGCTTCAGTATATTGTACTTCGTTTACAAAATTTTCAGCAATATTCTCATTTACAATTCCATCAGACGCTGCAAAAAATGCCAACACATGTTTAATGAAATGTTGTTCATCTGAGTTCAGTTTATTTTCCCAATCTGTTACGTCTTGACCTAAATCAATCTCTTCCGCTGTCCATATACAAGCTTGTTGTTGTTTATACATTTTCCATAAATCATTATGCTCGATAGGGAACAAAACGAATCTATGGGGATTCTCCATTAATATTTTTTCTTTCATGTTCAATTATTTAATTTGCGTTACTTTTTTTTCTTGTGCCTTTTTGTAGATATCGGCAACTCTATTTTTTCTCTTTTCAACTTCATCTTGTTCGTGACCTAATAAAGTATTTTGTGATTCGGTATCAATTACCAAATATTCGTTATTGAACTTACAGTTTTGAAATACTACACCATCTTTACCAATACGTGATTTAAGTAATGTTAAAGTGGCTAAGTTATGTTCTTTTTGTTCTAATGTTTTACCTATTGATAAAATAACGTGTGCAATTTGTGCTTTCTTAATTGAACCTCCCATTTGGTCTCCCGTTACAACTTCAGATGAAATCGATTCACGATTACCTTGTGTTGCAGTCCATATTGCCATTTCAAATTCACCTGTCATAGATTCCAAACTTCTCATAACAGAACCTTCACCTTTCCACTCTTCACCGTTTGTTGATTTATCAGATGAAATACAATCAACATAGTCTAAGACTAATAAATCTACTTTAATACCATCTGAATTCATTTTTCTGATTTTATTTTTAATTTCAGAAACCGTAACATTATCACTCGCCAACTTTAATAATTTTAAAGTACCTGTAGAACGAGATTGAGCCTCTTCAACTTTTTCCTTTACTAAGTCTTTAAATTCAGGTTGTTCGTCAGGTGCAATGTCTGACCAAATGGTGTAGTGTTTTCTTTTAATGTTACCCGGATTATCTTCAAAGAATATTTGAACAACGTTATAACCTAAGTTATAAGCGGTATTAGCAAACTTAGTAAGTAAGGTAGTTTTACCAGTACCCGTAGGTGCCAATACAACCCCCAATTCTCCTATTCCCAATCCACCTTTAAGTAAGTTGTCAACTCCAACAATACCTGTCGGTAATGGGTGTCTAAAGTCCTTTTCTAACGCTCCATCAATATCAAAAAATACATCATGAGCTTCGTCATTTGTAATACCGATTTGTAATGCCTTTTGAATGATTTGTTCAATTTTGTTATAAGCCTCAAACTCACCACTTTCAATAATATTTTGAACACTTTTAAGTTCTCTTTTTAAATTTTGTTGTTTACAAAAATTAAGAGCCGTGTCTTTAACATATGCAATTTGGTCTTCATTTTCCTTTATTGATTCCAACGTGTCAAGATGTACCTTAGAGGAATCTTTATTACCGCCTTCGGCCATAATTTTTTGGGCCAGTGTATTGTAATCGGGAATTCTATTGTAGGTCTTATATAACTCTTTAATGTTCTCAATTATAAATTTAAATGAGGCGTTCTCAAAAAATTTAGTTTCTAATACATCAATTATCGATTCGGCATATTTCTTGTCTTCAACTATTGCTTTAATTAGGGATTGTTGAAATGAAAACCCTAAATACCCAAAATTCCTCTCTTCCATGTTTATTTTTTATATATATGTTTTTAATTATAACTCGTAGTTCAAATATGTAGTCTCCAACTCTTCAGATGATAAAATGTCAGTTAAATCTGATAAAATTCTTTTGAGTTTTGGACGTATGTCAACCGTATATCTAACCTTTGGGTGGTAATAATATGCGGGGAATATCCTTTGAATAAATACATCGTCTTCCAACTTAATTTCTAATAAAAAATGTTCTCTGTCTTTCTCTGGTGAATCTTCCACATAGTCGGAAGATAAGAAATAATTCTGATTTTCACACAAATAATTGGAACTTTTTATTTTTAAATCATCACTAATATCCTCACAAATATTTTTTAAATAATAGTGTAAGTCCATGGAACGTCTTGCTTGGTCAACGTGATCTTTTACGTTGAAGTATCTTTGACAGATTATGTTCCCTTCTAATGTTAGAACAAATTCGAATTTTGTAATGTCTGGTTGTTGATTACTCATAATTTTTGATTTTTATCGTTTTTTTATTGTTTTTTTCTTTTCTTGTTAAACGGAGAAATGGGTTTAAAAATTTTGTCCACGCATCGTCTGATTTTGGTAATACGTTGAACAATCCATCTTCCATCATCATTCTCATTGTATTTTTATATGACCGACCTTCGGGGTCTAATGGTTCATTAATTAACAATGTAATATTTTCTTCAGCCTCGTCAGTTAAGAATGGTTCATCCAAACTAACGATACGATTGTTTACGTCGAAGAACTCTTCACCGAATACGCCGTACTTTGTAACTCCTGTTAATAAATTTGCAATTAATTTGTTGTGTTTGTCCTGTTCAAAAAGGAGATTACCCCTTTCTTTAACTTGTTGAACGGATATCTTTTCGGCTCTAATTTCGGGAAATAGAGATATAAATTTCTTTACTCCCATTCCTTTAATTCCTGCGATGTTGTCTGAGGAATCACCACACATCATTTTTACTAACTTAACGTTTTCAATTAAGATTTCTTCGTGGTCGTAAACTATCGTATCATTTTGTTTGTATAATTTGTGATGGGACGGATTGTAAATTTCCGTATTGTCTGACACTAACTGTGTCAAATCTCCATCAGATGAATAAATGATTTTCTTTTCGTTAGGTGAATTTTGCGTGTAATAAGCAATACTATCATCTGTCTCACAAAATTCATACTCACCTTGTCTTACAAATAACTCTTCAAGATATTGTTTAACTCGTTCTCTTTGGTATGAGTATGAACTTAATTCTTCTTCAGTCCTAAGTCTTTGTCGTCTATTTTCTTTATAATGAACGTAGATTTTTTTTCTATTTTGAGAACCTTCAAATCCGTCCCAAAATACAACTATCTTGTCTAAGTGATATAACTCAAACGTTCTCCTAAGAGTATTGAGAAAATGATAAATCCCTCCAATGTGTTGTCCCCTATAGAACATATTCTTGACACCATAGAAACCAATCGTAAGTAAATTATCTCCATCAACAAGTAAAACGGACATTTAAAAATTTTATAGATCTGACTCTTCTGTTACAACTTCTACGTCTGCGATGTCTGTAACACTAACACCTAACATCTTACTGATGTATTCTCCACATTCTTTTTTGTATTCTTCAAGAGATTTCTTTTCTTCTCCTTCTTCTCTTCCACCCATAAATCCGTGAGATGTAACCAAGATACGTCCATCCTCATATCCTAAACCATTGATGTGGTTCTTCATGATAGAGATTTTTGTTCTTGTTGCAATTTTAACTTTTCTCTTATCTTTAGTGATTGAGATTTTAGTTGTACCCGCACCTTTTTGATTACCAAATAAGAATACAATACTTGAGTTTAACCAAATTGCTTCTCCACCTTTTGCTTTAATCTTAGGTTGTCCAAAAGGATTATCGGGTAATTCTACCCAAGGTTGATTAACAATGATTAATGTGTTTGTATAAGGTTTATCTGTCCTTCTTGACCCTGAAATACGTTGGTTGATACCCATTCCAATTTTATCGGCTAATACCGACGCATTGTGTTGTTTACCACCTTTACCATCGTAAGTCATTTTACAAGGAACTGAACCTACTGAATCCCAAAGTATTAATAAATCGTGAGGTAAGTCTCCCTTTTCTTGAGCATCTAATAATTCATTAATATACTCTGTGATTTGTTCGATGTACTCGAAATCACTATTAAAAAGATAATCACCATCTTTATTGAAACCCATTAATTCTGCATGGTCCCAACTCCATTTTTGTTCTGTAATTACAAATACAGGAACAATACCTTTCTTTTGAGCATCTACAGCTGACTTTACAAGTGCTGTTGTTTTACCCGTATCACTATGTCCTAATAACATATTGATGTGACCCATTGCGGGGCCAGGAATTCCTGTTGCATCTAAGAAAGCATCACCCAAATCGAAAAAACGGTCTGGTTTATATTCTGCCTCTTTTGAGAACTTTTTTTTAATTGCTGAAAAATCAGTCTTTTTTATACCTGCCATGTTTTTGTTTTTAAAGGATGTTCCCGACATTGGTGTCGGGAACATCATAAATTAATTAGAATGGTAATTCTGAATCTACCTCTTCATCTTCTTGTGGGTCAACCACAGGAGTAGATTTTTTAGGTGCTGAAATTGTCTCTTCGTCAGTAATGTTATTACTTGAAACAAATTTGTTTTGATTAGAATCCCAACGTGGAACTTCACCTCTTGCAACCATTTCTAAATAATCTTCACCTTTCTTAGAGTAAACATCAGACCAAGTTAATTCATCATCTAACCAAGCTTTCGCCACGTTAGAATCAGCATGTAACGGACCCGCATCTTCAGGAATAACTGAATTGATTACTGTGTATTCTTTACCTGTACCAGCTTTAGTTAGTGTTAAAGATAAAATCATATCACGTCCTTTTTCAGGGTCAGTAATATCACCTTTGTTACGGAAGATTGGGAATACTTTGTCTAAGATACCGTCACCCTTTGCGTTGTGTTTAAATCTCCAAAATTTAACACCATCATTTTCGTGGTCTCTATCTATAACTTTTACGATATAGAATTTACGAGAACGATATTGACGAGCAGTTTCTCTATCTGCCTCAACACCTGTAGCCATTAAAGCTTCTTGAACTTCGTTCAATGGTGAACGTTTTCCTTCTTGTTTAGGGTCATATAATTTAACCCATTTTCCATCCACTTGAACTTCGTGGAAATAAACCTCAACAAATGGTGAACCACCATCTTTTGTAGGTAAAATACGAATACGTCTTTCTTCTCCCTTAGAACCCTTAGGTAATACGGTAGTGAAATAACGCTTCATTCTGTCTTCTGAAGACATTTTGTTAGAATTGCCACTTGTGGCATTTTTGTTTTTCTCGTACTGTGCTAGTACTGCATCAAATGTTGACATAATTAAAAATTTTTATTTATAAAACTGTTATAGTAAAATATAAATAAAAAAAACCGAATTAAGAAATCCGGTTCAATTATTTTTAAAAATGTTTTGAAATATTATTCTAAAGTTAATAGATATGATAATTTGTTAAATAAACCCAACATTTCATCTCTAATGTTTAAAATGTCCGTATCGGTTGGTTCAAATTGTTCGCTGTATTGGATAAGAGCATTTTTCACAGTATTAACCATTTCCTCAGGTTTTAACTCTGATAAATTAACTAATGTTATTGTATTTGTCTCATCATCTAACTTAAAACGACCATATTTTCCCATTGCAACTTCAACGAAAGTATCCGTTAAATCACTCAAAGTGTCATACGTACTACCAAAAGCTTGATGTCTTGAATAACCTTTAGTTTGCCAATGCATCACCTTTAACTGAGCACTTAACCCTAATAAAAAATTTATATTAGAATTGATATTCATCAGGTGTTGGATTAAAAGATGTTTTAACTTGGTCAGGAGAGTAATTGCTTACCTCGTCTTTAGTTAAGATATATTCGTTCTTACCACTTTGTCTCATTTCACCTTGTTTGTGAGCGAAAAATTCTTGTGGTTTTTCGTTGAATGGATATGAATCTAAAGATCTCATTTCTAATTTCTCAACTGGAGTTTCAGGTTTCATCTGTTGAACTTGAGTGCCTAATTGGTCAATTTTAGCCATAACTTGGTCCATTTGAGCAAGTTTTTGTTCTAAGTCACCTAATTTGGTAAACACATCGTCCATTTTACTTACAACCGCACCGTGGTCTTGTTTATTAGTTTCAATATCTTTTTTGATACTCTTAGTCATATCGACTAAATCAGTAATATCAATTTCCTCTGTA